TGATGTCCTGCTATGGCATTAGTTCTTCCATTTTCATCAGCAATATAATTCATTAATTCACCGATGATAACCCTTGAAGGTATCCATATTTCTTCTGCTTCAATAGCATTCTTGAGATATCCTATAATCATAGGTTTACTTTGAGAAGTAGTTCTCCATCCTAACCTTGCTCCTTCTTCTTCAGAAACATTAGCAATCTTAGTTTGATGATATAGATTTTGATAATTCATTTGTTTTAATCTATTTAAAGTAGCTATACCCATTGAATTAGATTCTACTGCAACAAGAGCATTATTATAATATCTTCCTAGATAAAATATTAAATCTCCAAATTTACTAGGATCTATAGTATTATTCCTATATACTGCACATACTTCTCTTTCTTTATTGAGAACTACTGTACAGGAATAATCCTGACCTACACCTAGACTAACATCAGCTGCTATAGCAAAAGTATCCTCAAATGTGGGATATTTATATATTTCCAAGGAACCCCTTGGAACATCTTCAAAGAGACATGACTCGTAGTCGAACTCCCTCGTAGCCAGTATTGGCTGTGGTACTAGACTGTTTAATTTCTCTATATCAAAGACATTGCTACCGCTGACAATAAACGCTTCCTCAGGTGTGGCAGGGTATTCTTGTCTAAACTTATCAGAACCAGATTCAGAGATCTTTAGTCTCCTCCAGTATAACTGACCATTACTTAAATTAAATTTTTCTTTTAATATTTCTTCTTCAGGTTCTAACTTAAAATCTACAGGGGCTTCCCTAGTATATTCTGGGGTTAAAAACCATGGTATGAATATCGCTATGTATTCATTCTCTCCTCTTACTGCTCCTAACCATAATCGATGGAAGGCATTACCTACACCATTAGCAGTACTCTCAAGTATTACTTCTGTACCATCAGATTCAGAAATACCTTGGAATAATCCAGCTAGTATTTTCTCATCATGAGTCCAGAAGGCTACTTCCGAAAGATGTGCTATTGTTGGTGTTGTTCCTCTACCAGCTTCAGGAGATCCAGCAGTATATAATCTATACCCTGAGTCATTATGTTCAAACATAATCTCTTTAGCATTGGATTTCTTAAATGAAGGTCTGAAGTCATCAGCCATATACTGAATTGTATTTCTACTCATTGTGAATAGAGCATCAGAAGTAGCTGAATCATGAGCCATCACTACTGACTTGTTATAAGCATTGAAGTAAGATTTCCAGAATACTCTAGCAGTGGTGTATGTAGATAAACCTTGTTGACGAGCCTTGAGTACAATAGCTCTAACTTTTCCAGTAGACTTCCTTTGTTCTTCAATCTTTTCATTCACAATCCTTTGTGCTATATTTAACTCAAAAGGAATGAAACCTTTAGAGGCATCTTTAGGTAAAATCTTTATCTGCTCATTAGCAAATAATTCAAAGTTCTCTTTATATTCTTTAAGTTTCTTTCTTTTGAGTACTTCTTTTGCAAGTAGTAACTTCTTATTATTATCCATTTGGCATCCTCAAGGTCTCTCCTTTAGAGCAGAGCTAACTCATTGATTAACAAGGGGAATTAATTATGTAGAAATTATATGGAATTTTCTTAGAAATCATGGGGTTATGGGGATTCTTTGGGGGACCCCCTTGGGGAATTTCTTGGGGTTTTTCTTTGTGTGTCAAAGAATCAAGAGGTGTTTGGTGTACCCTTGTTCTTCCTTTGCTGTCCCCCTTGTTCGTTGTTCTTTCTTTCTGGAGGTGTCTCGTGTTTGCTCTTCTTTCTTCTTGGGAGTTCCTGTTCTTCTTTGGTGTTGCTGTGCTTGTTGCTGGTGTCTTCTTTGTTTCTCCTGTTGCCTTCTTCTTTGGTGGCTTTCTTGCTTCTGGTGTTGCGGTTGTTGTTCTTGCTTCTTTGTAGTCTTGTTGTGGGTTGTGCCTGCTGTCTGTGCCGCTTGGGTGTCGGGGTGGGTTCCTTTCTTGGGAGGTTGTTATGGCTGGTCGTCTTGTTCTTGGTGCTTCTGGTGTTATCCGTTCTGTGTCTTATGCGGGTGGCTTGATTACTGTTGTTCTTGTTGGTGGCACTGTTCTTCGCCATCGTGTTGGTGCTCGTGCTGGCATCCCTCTTGCTGAATCTCGTTCTCTCTGGCGTGAGTTGGTTGCTCTTCGGGACGATGGGGAGTTTGTTCAGTTTGCTGGTCGTGCTGGTTGGGATGGCTGGTTTGATTCTGTTTATGAAGTTGCCTTTGTTACTGAAGAGGAATACCTTGAGTGTCTTGCGTCGTAAAAGGTCGAAACAGGCTTCGTGCCTGTATACACGTTATGCGTGTACTGATGATGACCAGCAGTTGTCAACCCGTTCCTCAGGGGTTTCTGGGGCAAGGAGAAAACCATGGCACTAGCCAACACAACAGCAATGTCAGCTGAGATGACAGTAAGCTTCTGCACCTACCAGAACGGTAGTGCTGAACTGGTTAACTTGCTTGGAGCACTCCAGCAGGTGGTAGCCGAGGACTACACCATTAAGATTGGTGTCTGCCAGTATGGGTCAGGTCAGGTCTTTTTGACTCTAGTCCCGACAGTGCCTCACAGTGTGGTTGAGCTGATTGTAGAGCACTTCACATGTTCGGATGATGGTGGTCTGGACCTGATTGCCAAGCAAAGCCAGATGTCAATCCTCTGTGTTATGTCTATACTAGAGACAGCAAAGAGAATGAAGCAGGGGTAAGAGGTCGAAACAGGCTTAGTAGTTGCCTGTATGATGGTATTGCCATCACTGATGATGACCAGCAGTCTTTAAAGGAGAATTAAATGTTTGATAGAACCACTTCGTTATTGTCCGCAATAACATTCACAGTTGTATGGTGCTTTGCAATAAGTAATGTATGGGAAGGTGAAGGAGGACTACTAGCATTGTTCATGTTAGTATGTGCTACTGGAGCTATTGTATCTTTATTCTTTTTAGGAGATGAATAATGAAATTTCCAGAGGATTGGAATTTATTAGTATGTATGTTGGAGGCTTATAAGCATAACTATCAACTCAAGGCTAAGCATATGCCACCTGAGTGGATAGAACAAACTATTAAGTCAGATATAGATCCTTGGATTGCTTATGCTAAGGAACAAGAAGCTTTATTAACCGAAAAGGAGGTAGTATAATGTATTATGTAATCGACAAAGAAAGTGGTGTTGTAGTTAGTTCATTCTATTCTTATCACATGGCAAGTAAATGTGCTCAAGAGTATGATGGTTCAGTGCAGTTAGTCTATAAAGTAAAGGAGAGGTAATATGGATATTGAAGCAGAAGTTCGTGATGTATATGGCAGAAAGACTGTTTATCCAGTCTGTAGGACTGCTAAGTTGTTAGCTAAGCTATCGGGTAATAAAACATTTACTGCATCATCTATTACTACGCTTAAGGAGCTAGGATACAAAATCAAAGTAGTTCAACCAGAGGAGAAATTATGGAATCTATTAGGGATATGAGAGAGGAGTATGAAGCTCTCTATGAGCAGGCGTGGGGCAGGAAACCCAATTGGATTCTCAGTAACTATGAGGATTTAATGGGAGAAGTAGCAGGGTTATATGCGTGGCATCGTACGCAGGATAACTATTATGAGTCAATTTAATCAGTCAACTAAAAGGAGTAATAACATGAGCACATTAACACAGTCTTTCTCAACTTCACTCGCAGATGTAAATGGTTTTCAGTGGTCGGATGACACTATCCTACGTGCAGTATACGTTAACAGCACTCGTGAGTATGTTTACACGATTGATGATAATAATACTATACGAAGAATGAAGATCTCAAGGGATGCTACTCTTGCTCGTATTGTCTATGCTAAGGCTAAGGCATTAATAGACAAGAATGTATGCTTTGGAGCTACAGGAGGATGGTCTCCTAACGAGTGGTTCAGTGAAATCAATGAAGTAGTTTAACTAAGGAGGTTATATGAGTCAATATTGCTATTTGACTCACGGAATCAGGAGAATACTCAGTTCTCCTGAGAAATCCAGTGAGAATAAGCAAAGAAGTCTACTAAAGAAGTTAGTCTGTTATTTAACCACAAAAAGGAGGTAGTATGTTCATGTTATTAGCGAAGGTTCACCCAAGAGACTTTGGTTTAACCGAGAATGAGTTCCTAGAAGCGCTAGCAGAGCAGGGAATACAGCAATATGACACAGGAGATAACACAGAATATGGGTATTTGATAGCAAACAACCCAGATTCCTTGATATTTGCTGCTATAGAGGGCTGTATAGAGGGTGATATCATAGAATACACCCAAACAATCAAGGTAGAGCATGACGGATATGGAGATATTAACCCATGACAGAGGAAAAACCACTATATACCATCACAGCAGGGCTAGAGGTGACAAGAGTAACACCAGTATTATGGAGAAGTATCCTATTTACCCATAAAGCTCTTGAAAATAAGATAAGTATACACTTATTTGAGATGAGTACTGGTGAAACTACCCTAGTTTACTCCAGTGAGGACAAAGAATCACTAGAATTACTGACAGAACTACTAGGAATTAAGTCAATTAGTAAGATAATTGAGATAGAACCTGAGGTTTATTGTAATTTTTCTCCTAGTATCTCGTCAGGAGAGCTATTGATACTCGCAAGAAGTCTACAGGATGATAGGATTCTACCTGAAGACCAATCTTTGTGGTATCATTGATGTAATTCTGGCAGTGATTCTCACAGGAGGTGGAGTTTTGGGGAGTTTTTTTGTTGTTGTTGTATTTTGATCCCCAAGACTCCCACTTAACTCCACTTTTTCCCACGAAATCCCACAAGGAACACACAAATGAGCACTAAAATTACACACCAGCATGAACTCTCCTTCGATTCCCGAATAACTCTATTCGATTATCTCTGTGAAAACTTCCCTCAATGGCTCACCAGTAAGCTCTACCACAGTCCTACTCTTGATCATCACTTCACTGTTCATCTCGATGAAGCAAGTATAGAAGTTCGTGATAAGAAAGCCACTATATTACTAATCCAAAGGAATCTACCATGAAAATAACCACTCTTAAATTTACTCCAGTCACAATCACACTAGAAACCCAAGAAGAAATCGATATATTAATAAATTGTCTGTATGATGATAACCGAATTGTCATAAACGAAGATAATCATGAAGTAGATAAGTTCATAGTAGAA